CAGTGAGGTTATCAATTTCAGTCGTGGAAATGCCGTCGTACATGCTCGTGAAAACCTTCTGGGCCACCTTGTCGGGCTGGACATTCAGGGGAGCAAACTCTGGTGTCTGATTTAGTTTCAGAATTCGATTGGTCACTTTGTCGAAGAGCATGGGCACTTCATCACCTGAGCGCTTGATGACCTTCATTCTATAAAAGACATACGTTCCTTTTTTTTATCCTCGTCTATCTCAATGGACCGCCTTCCTACGCGTCACTCGCTGCCCACACCCCTGTCCGATGCGTACTTCTCGGATTTCAATCGGGAATATATTCATGGTGCCATAACTCGCGCCATGAAGGAGAAGACGGGTTATCAGATCGAGCGCCAGAGCGACCCTGATCTCCAGGCGCTTATGCGTCGAGTCTGGACCAACCTGTCCGCCGACCCGTACACGGACATCCTCAATCAGGTTTCAAAAATGAACGCCCGGGTGGTCAAGGAGGCTACGGCGACCATCTCGACCGGTATGCTCCAACAGATTGTGTACCTGCGTGACATCTCACGGAACCCGGTTCCTCTGGAGACGCCAGTGAGCACGAGCACTTACGGGAATAAAATCCCGAGTAATTTCAAGTTCGGGATCAACTAAATGGTTCGGGCGCTCGATGATATCCTTTTGGGTTTCTTGATTTTCTTCGCTCTCGACCGAGCTATCCGCCTATTTAGCAACGGAGTTGTGGAGCCCTGGGCCCAGACCAAGTCTATGAACAAAAATGTAATAGAAAATTGGAAGATGGCGGCCGAGCTCGCGCTTCTGATTGCGACAGCTGTGGTATTGGTGAATAACCGCAGGTTGATGGCGCATTTTAACCGGGCTTAAGGGGCTCAGACATTTGGTAAGTAAGTAAGTAATGAATAAATATCGTGATGAGACTGCGGCCATGTGTCGGCACAAGGGATGGGACAAGGCTCCAGTCAGCATAGTCTGGATGTTGCTCAATGAGGAGATGGGTGAATTAGCTTCGTCAATTCGTCAGAAGCAGCGCATCTACAAGAAGACGGGACTCAAGAAGGACCGCGGCACGGACGTGATGATGGAGATGGGTGACGTTTTCAGTTACATGTTTCAATTGGCCCATATGCTGAACGTGGACCTCGACGAGATGTGGGAGGTCCACCGTGTAAAAGTACAGACGAAGGTCTATGCGGTGTGCTAATTTAAAAATGTAGAATTATGGTAAGATGGCGACAGCCTGGATGATTGACGACCGCCTTCAGATCGACGGGTTCGACCCCTACACCTGGTCGGGCACTTACGGCGTCAACACCGATGGGTTTCGCAAGGATACCTTTATCGACGGTACGTACTTTACTCAGATTGACGAGACGCCCATGGAGATGCAGGCCCAGGTCGAGGAGAGCCAGAGTCCAGAGTTCAACGCGTCAGGCGCCATGTACCTCAAGACGGCCAGCGTCAACCCCGCGCCCTATCGCATGTTCCCTGCTCGCAAGTTCGAATACGCAGATGGTACGTGCACGTGGTACCGCCCAGACGCGCCATGGTCCTGGATGGATAAAGGCACTGGTTCAGACTCCGTTGGGCGCTGGATCGCGGCCAAGGGTGCTGACGGGATCTTGTTTTATTTGGCGCTCGCCGTTCTTGGTTTCTTCTTGGTTATGAAGCTCAAGAACAAGAACTAAAAAGCCTGGACTTTAGGGGCTACGACCTTGATCAATTTTTTGGATAAATTATCCCTCTCAATTTTCGACCGTTCGTCCAATTTGGGGCAGTAATGCACCTCAAGTTGAATGCATCTCGAACAAAAATCCCCCAAACACTCACGACACTTGAGAATCTTGGGCTTGTGTGGGCACTTCCACCCGAGGCTCGGTCCAGACTTCATTGTCCTTTTGTAAGAGGCACACAATTTCCTTCTTAAAATGGACTGGTGTCTGGTCATCCTGGAGGTCACATAACCCGTTTTTTCGCCCCGCACAGATGCGGTCCCAGGCGGCCTTCATGGCAGGTAGGTTCTTTTCGAACCATTCACGGTCACGCTTGATCCGGGTCACGACGAACTCTTCGGGGGATCGAGGAACTCCGTCCTCGATCCTGGCTGGTCTGTACTGAATAAAGTCACACTCTTCAAGGTCAGTAATTTCCAACTGAAGTTGGACCTGTGGCCAGTAGTGCTTCGGTACCTTGGCCTCGATCTTACGGGTCAGAGGGCACTTGATCTCGATCAAGAGGCCGTCCTCCGTGACGCCGTCAGGGGATGCGCCTAGCCACGCGTACTTGCGGTGCTGAACCAGGCCAATCTCATGTGACTTGCGTCCTGTCCGCTCGTCGTACAGGTCACGGACGAGCGGCTCGAGCAGGGTACCGTGGGCCGTGGCGGCGTTCCCGGCCCACTTGGTCTTGAGTACCTTCTTTTTTATGAAAGCGTCGGGCGTCTCGTAATGGTTGTCTCCGATGGCGCTCGCGACGTCACTTGCTGTGATCATCTGATCACGCAGATCTAACCATTCCTGCGACCTTTGTTCGGCGTATTCAGCCGCGAGTAGCTCACGGGCCCGGGCGACTAGGGTCTCGCTTTGGGGGTCCATCCTTATTCTTAAATCGAGGATCAGTTTTAAGCACTATTTGAGCGGCGTTCTGCTCAGCCTGCTTTTTAGTCGATGCAAATCCAGAACCACAGTTCATTCCATCGACATAGACGCTGATGAAAAACTGACCGCTGATCTGACCCGTGACCTGGTAGTCTGGCAAAGGGTACTTGAGGGCTTGACACCAGCGCATCAATTGGTCTTTGTAATTGTCGTCTACGAGTGAGGTTTGAACTTTGGTGAAAGATTCGAGGACAAACTTCTTGGCGTGGACCATTCCCAGATCCAGATATATGGCACCGACGAGAGCCTCGAACACGTCCTCCATGATGTGCTCGTTTGTGTTCCAGCCGTTCCGCTCACCCTTCTCGTCCATGAGGATCAGCTTGTCGAGACCGAGCGCCTGTGAAATCTCGCACAGGGTCTTGCCTCGGACCATCTTCGTACGGGCTTTCGTCAGGAATCCCTCCTGCTCCTTCTCGTGCAGATCAAAGAGGTGTTTTGTGATTATAAATCCAAGCACCGAATCCCCCATGAATTCGAGTGTCTCGTACGAACCAGTCAGACCCGAGTACCGCTTCAACGCGCTTTTGTGAGTGAAAGCCCGTTGATACAGTTCGATAGTTTTGATTTTCGTGCCAGCGAGGGTATTCATGAGGTCCCTAGACACCGCCGGGGCAGGCTCCATTTCTTGTTGATGTAACTTAGGTTGAGATTTTTAAGTACTCACTTCTTCGCAATGTACACGCGCGCGAGGATGAACAGCCCATAAAGAATAGCTAGCCACACGAGCACGTTCATGATCTTGGCCGCGGTACAGTACAGAGAATTGTCTTCGGCCTTGCAATTAACAGTCGTGCCTAGGAGACCGAACACGCCTGAACCACCGATTCCACCGTTCCCACTGCTACGAGCCATTTGTTACTATTTTCGAACATTAAAATATTTAGGCAGTCGCCTTGGCCACCTTGGGGCGCGCCTTCTTCTCCTTGGGCGGCGCGTCGGGGTCGACGACCGCCTTGGGCTTCTTCTCCACCACGGGCTTGATCTCCTTGATGTAGTGCGGGTTGATGTACTTCTGGATGTTCAGGAAGGTGACCTGGGTGCCCTCCGGCGGGTGCAGCAGGGTCTGCAGGGTCGCGTCCAGGGTGATGTTCTGACCCGCCTTCAGGCCCTTCTGCTCCACGTACTCGTTCACCTTGCGGGTCACCTGGGAACGGGAGATCTTCTCACCCTCCGGCAGCGCCAGGAAGGCGCGCAGCTCGGGGGTGATGTCCAGAGGCTTGTTGAAGCCGTTGTTCTGGGCACGGGCAGCCGCCTTCTCACCAGACGGGTCCTCGATGTGCTGACGAATCTTGCGCACGTCCTTGCGCAGCGCCTTCAGCTCCTTGGCAAGCAGCTCCAGGGTGACGGGGGTATCAGTGGCCATTTCTACAGTATACACGATACACACCTTTAAGCCCCGTTACTCGAGTGACCAACACGCGATGAAAATTAAGAACAAAAGAATCAGACCGGACAGGACGAGATGCCAGACTTTGCGATCCTGGAGCCCCTCGGTCTTCCAGCCGTCCCCGTATGGTGACGGGTTGAACGGGCTCCCCTTGGTCTCGGTCGGTTCTGAACTTTGAGGGAGATCTTCTCCGAATCCAGGTGGAAGCGTCACGCCACCTGACGGCCTAATTTCAACATCAAATCGAGGACCCATCCCCTGATCCATACATCTCGGTGCGCAGCACCCAGTATCACACGGGTACACGAGACCATTTTCCCGATTTATGTATGCACATATAGTCTTCAGGGGATCCATCGGATCCGCCAAACACATACATCCTTTGTTCAGAAACTCCTGTCTGCATGAGTTCATCTAGTATTAAAGAAGATTTTAGTATTAGTATTATAATGGAGTACGCCAAACCCCAGAAGCTGCCGGACGGTCGTTACTTTCTGAAGATTTCTGGTCAGCGCCTTCAGGTGAACGGTGTTGTGGCCCAGGACGGTCTCGCGTCCAAGTCGGTGAATTTCAAGCTCGAAGATCAGGCGGCGTTCGAGGCCATCGACATCGAGCTTCTGACCA